CTGGAAACAAAAGGAATCAGTTTACAAAAAATTATTAGGAGCTTTTTATCCCGTTTTTAAGGATTGCAGAGATAAGTTTCCAGATGTTAAAATAGTTAATATGAATCCTGATAGTCGTCTTAATTACTTTCCAAAATTGGAATTCCCCGAATTGTTTTGGATTCAAAGGAAGCAGCAATGGCAAGAACAACAGAAAATGCAGTCCGAGGCATCATAGATGTTAGTCCTGATGTTTCGGATTTGACTGCCTTTATCACGCCAGCAAACGAATTGGTAACGGAATGCTGCGTTGATGATGATGCTACCTTATCTGATATTCGATTGGAATTGATTGAACGCTATTTAGCTGCTCATTTTTATACTGTTTATGACCCTCGGTATGAATCAGAAAAAGCAGGTTCGGTATCAGCTAAATATCAAAGTAAAGTGGATTTGGGATTATCTACTTCCCACTATGGACAAATGGCAATGACTTTAGATACTACAGGAGGGTTGGCGGCATTAAATGAAAAAACAAAAAGAGGGACTCCTCTCACCGCTGGGATAACTTGGTTGGGAACAGAACGGGATGAAGATGACGATGAAGAAGATTCTTAATAAATTAAAGGATTATTATGAATTTGGCAACCGATTTGACATCATTGTTACAGCAATACGGAGGGTGGGGCATCGCTGCCATAGTCATCCTCGGCCTAGTTTATTTTTATAAGGATTTCAAAAAGACCGTAAATTGTAAAGACCAAAAATTTGAAAATCTATACCAGAAATATTTGGAATCCACAGAGCAGCATCATAAGGAAATGATAAATGTAGTAACTGAATGTACTGGAGTTTTGGTAACCGTGAATGATTCACTAAAGAAATGTGAACTTCGGCAGGAGTTATTGAAGCATGATTAAGGAATTAGAACAATTTTTTATTGCTGGTAGGAGAGTAAGATTTAAAAAGACCGGTCATTTTCTTCTTTTAGAAAAGAAGAGTAGTTTTTCTGAAGATATGGTTGATTGGATTCAAAATAATTTGAAACAAAATTGTTTTCGTTATGATAAGGTAAATCAAATACTAATTTATTTGAGTAATTTACATATTGATGTTTGTTGTCTGATGGTAAATGCTGATATTTTACCTTCAGAGGATTTTAATTGTTTAATGTCCTATTTGGATAGGAAAAGACCTGAGGTAGTTGGCATTGTTTATACCAACGACCAGGAAACAGCGGTTAAGGTAATAAAGGATTTTCCTCGAATAACCACTATCAATAACGTAGAAAATGTCTGTAACTTGATGAAAAGTCTTACAGAAGAAATTCGGGATAAAGTAGTAGCATGAGTATTATTACTAAAATGAGAAAGCAAACGGCGGTTTACTGGGAGCCTTTAGGTACTAGGGATGAGTTTGGTAATAACTTATTCTCAGACCCAGTAGAGATTGATTGTCGTTGGGAAGATGATGTAAAACAATTTGTGGGGAGGGATGGAGAGACTTATTTAAGTGCTTCAATAGTATATGTTGATAGAGATGTAGAGGTAGGAGGGGTACTGCTGTTAGGAGCAATAGATAGTTCAATGGATGCGGAGGAACCTTTGAGTAGAGTGGGAGCTTCAGAGATTAAGCAATTTGCCAAACTACCAAATTTAAAAAATACCGAATATTTGAGAACCGCTTATTTATGATAGTTGGAAAAGTAACTGGTATTAAAGAAATTGTTCAAAAGGCAAAAACCTTTGAAAAGAACCTTGCAGGAAAAGCAATTGAAGCAGGATTGCTTAAAGGTGGATTATATCTACAAAGAGAAAGTCAAAGGATTACTCCAGTAATGACTGGTGATTTGAAGTCAAGTGCTTATACAGTTAAAAAAGGCAGTGGAATTAAAACTGTAGTTACGGTTGGTTATTCAAAAGAATATGCAGTATTTGTTCACGAAAATTTAGAAGCTGCTCATGGAGCTGAATTTAATAGGAAGCATGCTGATAAAATTGCAAAAGTAAAACAGATTGCTAAAAAACAAAAAAGAAAAGTTAGAGTTAAAGACATTTATTTTCGTCGTGGTGAAAACCAGCAAGCAAAGTTTTTAGAAACTCCTTTAAGAACTAAGTATAAAGAAATTTTGGAAAAGATAGCGACAGCGGCAAAAATGTATTTAAGAGGAAAGAAATTATAATACGAAGACTATGAGTGTAGCTATGAACCAACGTGAAGTGTATATAAAGATAAAAGAAGCGGTTGATGCCGGTGGTTGGACTTCTACTCAGGTTTCCGCTGCTACGGCTCAGCAAGCCTTAAATGCTCTAAAAAATTACAGGCCAGGGATTACTGTAGAGCAGCAGGCTGAGTTTATTGCTTACTATCCTAGGATTCAAATTCAAATTGTTGATTATTTAGTCTACAAAGAAAACTTAATAATGGTGGCTACTTTATTAAATAAATTAACTCCAGAAGAACGAAGATGGATAAAAGATAATGTAATGGCTTGGAAAATAGACATGGAATCCATTTTACAAGATATTCAAGATGGAGTTATTAAGTAATGGCTGATATTTCAATATATTGTGACCCGACAGCAACAGGACGTAATGATGGGGATGATTGGGAGAATGCCTATACTACCTTACAAGCTGCTTTGGATGATACTCGCATAGATAATATAGCTTCAGTTGACCTTTTTATAAAGGCTCCAGATAATAAGTTTCTTTATACTGATGTGACGGATATTTTAGATATATCTGCGGGCGGCGGTTACTATAATAAATGGTTTAGCATTATTGGAGTAAAGAACACTACTACAAATGAACCTCCACAATCTTCGGATGAATTTGATTCCGGTGAGTATTTCTTATTAGAACGTGCTCCGGGGGATGTAAGTGAGGATTCTTTCATCCATATTTATAATTGTGGAGCAATTCAATTTAGAAATATCGAAATAAAAGGACAAAAAGATGAAAATGATTATTTATTAGATATGTACGCTTCTTCCAATAAATTCCATTTTCTATTTCGCAATTGTAAGATACATAATGGTGAGAGTGCTATTTACATACAGGTTCCCCAAATACAAAACATTGTTTTTTTGGATTGTATTGTAGGAAATTGTAATTCTAATGTGGTAAGTTCGAGCGGTTCTCCAGTAACTTTTATTAATTGCTTAATTCAAAAGACGGTGGATGGAGTGGTTGGAGGAGAATATGGGGTCAGCAAGTGGAATGGAAATATTCGGTTCATAAATTGTATTTTTGAAGGTTTTAGACGGTCAATAAATAATAGTGGGGGACAGAATTTCCTGATGGTAAATTGTACGTTCAAGGAATGTTCAGAATATAATATATATTCACCGGTCACTGCTTCAGCACATATGTGTATTGAAGTGAACAGTCTTCATTCCATGGTGGATTCTGGAGACAGACCCATTACTACTTTACATGGAATGGCTATTTCCTTGGGATGTATAGCAGGCCAAACTTCTACTTATTCTCAAATAAGTAACAAAGGATTAGAATTAGACATAACAACGGGATTGTCCTTAACTTTTGAAAATCTTGCTCCCGTAACTCCTGCCGCTTGGTATTCAGGATTTCCTGATAGGGAGGGAAACCCAACCCAACCAGGAGCAATCAAACTTCTACCTAAACCCGGCGGAGGGTTGTTGTAATGTTCTTTTTAAGACAAAGTACCGTTAGTCAATTAGTAGTCGTAAAATTGGTCGATTCTATTGATGGAGTTACTCCTGAAACTGGAAAAACTCTTGGTAATACTTCAAAAAGAATTTCTAAAAATGGTGCAGCTTTTGGAAATATAAGTGATGGAACGGTGGCAGAATTAGAAGATGGTTTATATACCATACAATTAAATGCTACGGATTCAGCCACTCTTGGAAGTGTTACTCTTCATATTGAGACAATCGGCTGTATGAATTATGATGAGAAAGGATATGTTCTACCAGCTAATGTTTATGATTCATTATTCAGCACTGATAAATTACAAGCAGATATTCAAGAAGTAGCCGGAATGGTCGTTTCAAGCGTAGATGATTTTAAGGCTAATGTAGGCACTCTAGCCACTCAGCTATCTCTGGATGCTGTGGGGGTTTTGTGTACAGCGATAAATGCCAAGACAAGTTTGATTCCCGCAAGTCCGGCTGCCGTGGGTTCGCAAATGGATTTGGTTGATTCTCCTAATGCTACTGCTTTAGCTGGGATAGCTTCCGCCATATTTTCTTCAGTAGGAGTAACCCAAGGTGGTACTTACTCCTTTGCTAAATTACTAAAAGTAATGGGTGCCTGGGCTGGTGGTAGATGGCGATTAAAATCTGGTTCTACCTATGAGGTGCTAGATGTGGAGGATGATACCACAGTAATTATGGAAGTGACCATTTCCACTTCAACTCCTTACAGAATAGTAGGAGTGATGTTAGTATGACTATTACTTTTCAAGGTGGTGATATAATTGCTTTGGTTACTGGAGGAGTTTTAACTCAGGTTGAATCTTTTACTCCAGATTTGGATGAAGTCCTTGAAGAATCACCAGCCGCTATTCTAGCAACCTACATTCGAGATACTTTAGGATTGGCTTCAGACCCGGAAAGTAGTGGTGAATGGCCCTTGTATGTGAATTTCATTCCTTATGAAGTTGATGAAGTACTGGCTATTTATGATACCACTGGTATTTATGATGGTCGTTTGATGAGCACCAATGAGGAAGTGAACCATTATGGGATTCAAATTAGGATACGTTCTAAAGATTATACTGAAGGATATTTGAAGTTAAAACAATTAGTCGCTGCTTTGAATCAAACAATCAGACAAACTGTAACTAGAAATGAAGAAGTTTTTTTCATTCAAAATTTAACTCAGGTTTCCTCCATAGTACGAATTGGAGTGGAGGAAGAACCAAGACGACGAATTGAAAGCACTGTTAATTTTTTAACAGTGGTTTATAAGGCTAATTCATAGAAAGGAGATATAGCCATGAGTAGACTAACCGATGGACATCCAACCACAATTTCTTTTTCCGCAGGAACCAGTGCTGCCGCATACCTTTGGGAAAAGACAGTAACTCCTCCCGGTGTTAGTGGTGGTGGGGAGAATGATACTACCAATATGCACAATAGTATCTGGAGAACCCGGCAGCCAAAGGTATTAAAAACTTTGAGTAATATGTCCTTTGATGCTCAGTATGACCCGGCCATTTATGATGAAATTGTGGGAATGGTAAATGTGAATCAGCAAATCACAGTTACCTTCTCTGATGGGTCAACTTTGGTATTTTGGGGTTGGTTGGATGAATTTACTCCGGGTAGCTGTGAGGAAGGTACTCCTCCGATTGCTTCTTGTACTATCATTCCTTCCAACTTGAATGATAGTGATGTTGAGACGGCTCCGGTATATGCTCCCGCTGCTTAATCAGAAGTGATTAGTATGTTAGGATTGGTTATTGGAATTTTGTTTTTATTGATTTACTTGGAAAGGAATAAAAATGGATGAAATTGTAAATGTAAGTTTGAAACTAGAAGAAGTCGATGTTAAATTGGTCGATTTAGATGGAACCCCACGCAATTGGAAGCTGAAGGAATTGGATGGTGAACAGCGGGAAAAATATCTGAATGATATTTCCCGCAGAATAACCGGCACAGGAAAAGATGCTCGATTCAATAGTTATAAAGGAGTATATTCTTCTTTACTTTCTATGTGCCTGTATGATGAATCCGATACTTTAGTTAAAGCTGGCGTGATAGAAAAGATGCCTTCCAAAGCTCTTGAAGTTCTATTTGAACGAGCAAGAACTTTAAGTGGTCTGAATAAGGAAGGTGAAGACCAAGCAAAAAACGATTAGAGGGTGAGGTGCTAGATTGGTTCCGTCTAGCACACCACCTCCATTTAACAATAACAGAGGTACAAAGAAAAGTAACCTCCACTGAATTTATTCAATGGAATGAATTTTTCAAAAGACAATGGAATGAGCCAACAAAACAAGACTACTACTTGGCCATGCTTGCTTCAGAGCTTCGGCAAGTATTTAGTAGTAAAAAGAGAGCTATAAAAGTAGAAGACAGTATTTTGAAATTTCATTTTGTAGAAAAAGTAGAAAAGGAGGAATTAACTCCGGAAGATAAGTTGAAACGCTCAAAGGCTTTTTGGTTAGGTTGTTTAGGAATAACTTCTAATGAATGATACTCTTGACCTTGGTAATTTGATGGTTCACTTAACGGCAGAGGATACTCTGTTTGATAAGGTTTTGAACAAATCAGAAAAGAAAATGCTTTCTATGGCGAAAAATTTAGAGAGCATTGGCAGAAAAATGACCTTAAAGGTTACTACTCCCATAGTAGCAGGTTTGGGGTTTGGAATAAAAGCTTTTGCTGATTTTGATGCGGCTATGACCAAGTCATTGGCTATTATGGGAGATGTTCCTGCTGCTTTACGTGGTCAAATGGAAGCAGAGGCGGTAAGGATATCTAATCAATCTGTAAAAACTTCTACTGAATTAGCAGAGTCTTATTACTTTTTAGCGGCCGCCGGATTATCAGCAGAACAATCACTGGCATCATTAAGTACGGTTGAAAGCTTTGCAGTTGCCGGTATGTTTGATATGGCCAAAGCCACCGATTTGTTGACCGATGCTCAGAGTGCTTTAGGATTAACGGTTAAAGACACCCACCAAAATATGGTGAATATGACTCATGTTAGTGATGTATTGGTGGGTGCTAATACTTTAGCCAATGCTTCTGTGGAACAATTTTCTGCTGCTTTAACTTCTGAAGCTGGTGCTGCTATAAAATCTTTTAATTTAGATTTGGAAGAAGGCGTAGCGGTATTGGCTGCTTATGCAGACCAGGGTATTAAAGCAGAACATGCCGGAACCACTTTTAGCCGAATGATTCGTTTAATGACTAAAGGATTTATGGATAATCAAAGTGCCTGGCGTCAATTCAATATGGATATATATGATGCTCAAGGTGAGTTAAAGCCACTTTGGGAAATCATAGGAATGTTAACGGATTCATTAGGAAAATTGAGTACCGAACAGAAGGTGGCATCCTTAGAGATGTTAGGTTTTCAGGCAAGAAGTCAACAAGCAATTTTACCTTTATTAGGATTAGGTGATAGGATTAAAGAATATAATGACCGCTTGGTAGAAATGAGTGGTATAACTCAAGAAATTCGCAGTAAGCAAATGCAATCTTTTAGTGCTCAGGTAAAGGAGCTTTGGAATCAGATAAAAAATGCTGCGAAAGCTATTGGTAAGGATTTGGTTCCTCATATTAAGTCTTTAATGCGTTTCGTAGAATCAGGAGTGAAGTGGTGGAATGGATTGAGTGATGCCACCAAACGTTTTTTGATTAACTCAGCTTTAATTGTTGCTGCCGTAGGTCCTATGTTGGTTATTCTTGGTAGTTTAGTGAAGACTTTAGTATTATTGAAAGTGGCGGCAATAGCAGGTGCTACTTCCGTAGGTATTTTATCAGGAGCTTTAGGAGCAGTTCTTGTGGCAGTGGCCGCCTGGAATTTAGGAACTTATTTTTACAATGAATTTCAAATCGTTCAAGAAGTGGCGGCTAATGTGGCTACTATGTTACTTAATACTTGGGATAGGATTGCTTTTGGATTTAAAGTAATGGGTGCTACTATCAAAATGATTTGGAAAATGGTAGTAGTCTCCATTAAAGTTTTGATTGGCACTTTAATAGGTGATTTGGCAAGAGCAGTTAAATTGATTGAAAATTTAAGTGAAAAAATTCCAGGAGTAGAAAAATTAGATTTGGGAGGAGTTTTTCTTGAATCTTTTGCTACTAAATTAAAAGCAGAGGATGCTGAAACCGTTTTGACTGAGTACTTTGGTTCAATTAAAAAATACAATGATGAGCTAACAAGTAATATAGCAGCTAATGAACAAGCTTATGTAGAACGGATGACAGAAATAACCAGAGATTTTCAAAAGAAGAATGAGGTTGCTCCTACTGAGGATGTTGATAAAAGTATTGAAGTTCTAGAAGCAATACTTAAGGATTTACAAACGGGATTTGAGGATGTTATAATCCCTTTGAATGAAACTGAACAAAAAGTAAAAGACATGTTGGTTTATCTTCAGGAAGAAATTGATATGGTGGGGATGTCAAATAAAGAAAGAGAGAAAGCCGTAGCATTACTTGAATTTCAGAAAGCGGCCGCGGAAGCTTATGGAAAAGAAACTGAAGAGTACTTAAATAAAGTAAAAGAGTTTAATCAACTGTGGGATGTCATGCAGGAAAAGCAGCAACAAATGGCACCTCTTACCGCTGTAAAACAATGGGCTGAAGATGCCAAAAATATAATGGAGGGGGTGGGGGAAGCAATGACTAGTGCATTGGACCAAACTGCTGATGCAATTACTGATGTTTTTATGGGAGTAAAAACAGACTTTGATGAAATTGCTCAAAGTCTCCTACAAGATATCACCAATATCATAGTGAAAGCTATGATGGCGAAAGCCATAACTTCCACACTGGGAGCTTTTGGGGTTCCGGTATTTCATGGTGGGGGTGATGTGGGAGGAGCAGCCCCAAAAAGAATGGCAAGTCCTTTATCATTTGCTAATGCTCCAAGATATCATAATGGAGCGAATGAAGTTCCTGCTATTCTACAAAGAGGAGAACGGGTTTTAACTGAGGAGGAAGCAGAATCAATGGACCGGGGAATGATGGGTCAGAATGTCAGCGTGAACTTTAATGTTTCTGCCATAGATGCTCAAGGTACTGCTCAATTTTTCAAGAATAATAAACGAATACTAGCATCACAAATTCAGAATGCAGTAAATTCCGGTCATCCATTAAGGAAAATGATGAATAGATGAATGAAGAAATACTTAGTTTTGTAACCGTTGGTCCTCAAGCTCCGAGAAAAAGGGGATTTCGATGGGCCACGGAGCGAGTTCGTTACTACAATGGTCAAGTTCAATCTAATCAATTACTGGACCGTCCAATTCGATTTTGGTCGATGCCATGGGAATGGTTAACCACAACTTCTCGAAGTAAAATGATAGAGCTGTTCAATCGAGCATCGGGAATGACCAGAACCTTTTTATTGAAGGATTGGATTGATTACCTTTGTACTTTAACTGATTGGAGTTTTACGGCCGTAGGAGGAGAAACTACTACTCAGTTAGGAAAGTCTTATTATGTAGGGGAAACGGAGACTTGGACAGAAGATAAAACCAGAATAGTACCCAGTACCATATATGCCCCTACAGTTAAAATAGATGCGGCGGTTAAGACAGAAGGTACTCATTTTACTTTAGATGATAGTACTGGTATTATAAACTGGGCGGCCGGGACTTCTCCTAACGGAGCTTTGACTATTGGACAAGTGGTGACTGCTGATTATCAGTTTTATTTTCCAGTACAATTTGATTTTGATGAAATGGTTGAATCAGAACATCAGCATGGTTTTTATGCTATTGATAATGGAATTGAATTGATAGAGGTAGTAGAATGAGACAAGTTTCTACTGATTTTAGTAATGCTCTTGCCGCAGGTGAATTGGCGGTTCGACTACTTATCACCATTACTTTAAGAAATGGAGAGATTTTAAGATTTACCCCAGGGGTGACTAATATAGTTTGGGATGCAGATTCTAATACTTATACGGCTTTTCCAATGGAAGGTCAGCCGATTGAATATAAAGCCAACTTTGAAGAAGACCGACTATTATTGAAGTTCCCGGGATTAGAAGGTGAGTTGGCAGAAGCGGCCGAAAAAAATCTTTTGGATGGAGCAAAAATAAAGGTAGTTCGTATAATCAAAGGAAGTACTTATGCTGCTGATGATGAAATAGTCTTATTTGATGGTTTACTTGAAATAGAAGAAGAAGGTAAAGAAATTACTGTTGAATGTATTCCTTTAGAGGATTCTTTCAATATTCAATATCCACAATATACCTGGCAAGAAGCATGTAATTATGATGTATTTGATTCTAAATGCGGATTAACTCAAAGTGATTTTGCTTACTCGGGAACTGCTACCTCAGGAAGTACCACTACTTTGTTAGATACCACTAGAGGAACCACCTACAAAATCGAATTTGACGGAGGTGATGAAGATAATCCTTTAGCAATAGGAGATACTATAACTGGCGGGGTTGCTTCAGGAACTGCCAAGATAGTTCAAGTGGTTTATGTGACAGCTTCTACCGGTTATTTGTGGTATGTGGAGCAATCAGGAACCCAGTTTGTTGATAATGAAGTTCTATCAAGTGGAGGGAATAGTGTAACGGTAAAGGGAACGCCGGAAGAAGATACCCATTTTTACGAGCAAGGAGAAATGGAAATAACCGGAGGGGATAATGATGGTCAAAGGAAAATGATTTTTATTGCTTCGACGAATGAAATAACCATACTATCACCTTTTCCTTATGCTATTGAAGCAGGAGATACTTATAAAATTTATCCAGGATGTGACGGACAATGGGAAACTTGCAAAAATAAATTTGGCAATCTTCCTAACTTTTTTGGTTTCCCGGGAATTCCTAAATCAGAGGAAGTAACATTTTGAGTATTAGTCAAGATATAGTAAAAGAAGTAGAGCAGTGGTTGGGGGTACCTTACCAGCATCGGGGAATCACCAATCGGGGATGCGATTGCTCAGGATTGTTAATAGGAGTACTACAATCTTTAGGGTACTTGAAAGACTACCAATTAAGAAAATATCCTAAAGATTGGAACCTTCACGCCATGGCTGATAATTATTTAGAGGAAGAGTTATTAAAAATTGCTAATGAGGTTAAGGAAGCTCCTCAACCAGGTGATGTTTTATTATTCTTTTTTGGTCGATGTAAAGCTCATTTAGGAATAGTAACTAAACATCCTTTATTTGTTCATTGTTACAAGGATTCTAAAAAAGTGGTTTATGGAGTAATGAATAAAGTTAGTCCGTGGTATTCTA